GCGTGTCCCTTATCTCTATCATCACAACTGCCTATACAGTTAGTGCTTCATGGCAAGACACTAAGATAGTAAATAACGAATGGAGCGAAGATGTTTAGTATTGAATTTTGGAATTACTCTGGCGAGCGCGCAATCAAGACAGTAAGCCAGACTGCCCTAGCGTATCTAGGTACAGGCACAATTGGTTTGTTTGAGGTTGACTGGGCTGGTATCGCTTCGGTATCACTAGGCGCGGGACTGCTTTCAATCCTGACCTCTATTGTTTCAAAGAAGTAGTTTTTCTTAGTTTAGATCTTTGCTGGGCGTCTAATCCACCCCAGACACCGTGTGGCTCCTCAGCCGCTATTGCATAAAGTCTGCACTCAATTATTAGTGGGCAATCATTGCATAGCTCTTTGGCGTACCTAAGACTGTTTGAGTGACCTTCTCCCGTTTCAGGGAACCACATCTCTGGATCGGTTGTCCTACATACGGGGTCGCCGTGTTCTTCGATAGCGGCCAGTAGGTTTCCGTAGTGCCTGATTACGTTCATAGGCAAAAGCTAATGCCATGTATTCAGTTTGTCAAATTATCTTTCTTCGGGGCTAGTGCCACCCCAAATGCCGTGTCGCTGATCCGTCTCTAGCGCATACTCAAAACACGCTTCTATAATCGGGCAGGAATGGCACAACGCCTTGGCTGCCTTAGTGGCAGTAGCACGTAGCTCACTCGTCTCCAGTTCTTCTGGGAAGAATAAATCCGGCATTCGCTCACAAGGTACTCCACCTGCTTTGTGGACCTCTTGTAACAATTTGATATACCTAGTGGTAATTTGTCCGTTACTCATAGTAAGGTTCAGACTACCAATGAAAGGACACATAAATGGAGATTTTCGCACCTGAGTCACTAAACGGAGCGAAGCTACTCGGTGTATACCCTCCAGGAAGCCCTGAGTGGCACTCTGAGCGGGCTAAAGGTATTGGGGGTAGTGAAGTGGGCACCATACTAGGTTTGAACCCGTGGGAGAGCGCCTACGCCCTCTGGGCTAAGAAGCTAAACCTCATCCCGTCAGAGATTCAGGAGAACTGGTCAATTCGGTTCGGTAAGGCTTTCGAGGAGCCAATCCTGAAACTGTGGCAGGAGGAGCACCCCGAGTACGAAGTCTTTGAGACTGGCACCTACGCCGATGAGCACTGCGACTACCGCAGGGCAAACCCTGACGCAATCGCACGTCACCGAGAGACTGGTGAGCTAATGGTTGTCGAGGTCAAGACGGCGCGATCAACCTGGGACGAAGTGCCTAGGCAGTATCTAGCGCAGGTACAGCACTACATGGGCGTACTAAAGATACACAAGGGCATCATCGTTGCCGTTGCTGGAATGACCTGGAACGAGTACGACGTGCCGTTCAATCAGTTGCAGGTGGATGTGCAGAACGATGCCTTGGAGCGCTTCTGGAATTCAGTGCAAACCGAAACCAAGCCAAACTGGGACGGGTCCGAGTCAACCTACAACGCGGTCAAGTACATGAACCCTGACGTTGAGGCAGTAGAAGTGGAGCTTGGATCGCTGGGCGAGGAGCTTTACCGTGCGCAGATAGCAGCAGACGAAGGGTACAAGTACCTAATGTTGCTCAAATCAAGAACTCTAGATACGATGGGGTCAGCTAAGTGGGGAACCGTTGGTTCGGTCCGCGTGGCATCTAGACAACTCAGGAGCGGATCCCCGTTTCTGACCGTGAACAAGAAAGCAAACCTATGAATGAAGAACTGGAGACAGAGCCACTAGAGATAGGGCTGGGGAGTTTTGTCGGTCTAAAGAAAGGCTCGACAATCATCACTGGATTGGTCAACGGCATCAAGCTGGCTGACGGAATCCTAGAACGAATTTGTGTAGAAGAACTGGACAACTGGTTCTTCATGGACGCCGGATGGCAGTTTGTAGAACTAGGAGAAGAAAATGCCGAGATTTGATCTATCGAAGTACGCCACAGTGGCAGAGCGCCTACAGATGGTGTACGAGGAGTATCCAGACGCAAGGATGGTCACTGAAAACCTAACAACTGCTGCCGATCGTTCGGTATCAACCTGGGTGGTCAAGGCTTCGTTGTATCTGACTGCTGGCGACCAAGCCAACAACCTACCTAAAGCAACTGGTCACGCATTTGAAGTTGACGGTACCGCTGGTGCCAACATGACATCGGCGTTGGAAAATGCGGAAAGTAGCGCCTGCGGTCGAGCCATGGCCCTAGGGGGGTGGTCTGGCGACCGAACCTCGCTTGCATCGCGTTCTGAGATGGAGAAGGTCGAGCGCGGAGTGACCCCACAGGCACCTAGCAGAAACTATGAAGCCGAAGCATCTAAGCTTACAGATGTAAGTGGATTGCGCTGGCTCTATGCTCAGGCTAAGAGCGAAGGTGCATCCGCCGAAGTTTTGGAAAGGCTGGCAGAACGTGCAGGATCACTCAGTGCTGAAGGCGAAGATTCGGGAAACCGAGGAAGCGTACCACCGAGCAAGACAGCAAAAAAAGCATGACCTCGCTAACTTCTGGAACAATGAAGTCATTCACTATTTGTTGGTGCTAAGTGCTGCACTCGGAGATAATAAAAGAGATAGCGGAGCTAACGGCGGAGAACCGCCGAGGGGCTGAAGCGCTATACGAATGTGAAGTCCGACTAGCTCACGCAGAGAACGAGCTAGACCTAATCGAGCAGAAGGCGTTTATACGCGCCGAGGGCACTGTGGCAGACAGAACTGCCCTAGCGCGCCTAGAAGCCGCTGACGCCCGTCTACAGCGCGATTTACGCAAGGCTGAAGCTAATCGTGTCAGGGTCAAGATAAAGTCCTTAGAGAGCGCTCTGATGGCTACTGCGACCCAAGCCAAGTTGATGCAGGCAGAGGTCCGGCTATGAAAGCGGCTGATACTCGCAAGCTTCGAGCTAGGGATCTCTACTGCTGGGACTGTGGAGAAACTGACAATCTGGTACCGCACCATAGGGCAAACCGTGGCATGGGCGGCTCAAAGGTGCTGGATAACCTACAGAACATCATTCTCGTTTGTGCTGAGTACAACGGACTCATGGAATCGGACGCTGGAATTGCCATGCAGGCGCGAGACTATGGGCACAAGATTAGTAAATTCAGTTCACCGAGCGATGCTGTATTCGATAGACCAGGTAGCAAGTGGTACTTTCTTGACCTACAGGGGAACAAGACTGAAACCGAAGCACCAACTTATTTGATTTAGAGGAGGAAACTAATGCCACTTATCAGAGGCCATCACTCATTTGATGACCACTTTACGCAGATACCAAATAGCTGGCTACGCGACTCACGCTTGACCTTCAAGGCGCGTGGTTTGCTTGGTCTGGTTATGTCTCATTCGACCGGATGGAGCTTGAGCGTGAATTCAATCGCAGAGCAAAATCAGGAGGGACGAGATGCGATTCGGTCTGCGATCGCAGAACTGGAAGAATTCGGTTACCTGTCGAGAGAACAAGTCAATGAATTAGGGCGCTATGGGGAATCTGTATGGATGACGCATGACCCTGCGGATAAACCGACGACGGAAAACCCGACGACGGAAAATCCGACCACTAAGAATAACAAGCTTAAAGAAGAACAATCTTTTAAGAATAGCAAGAGAACTACTGCGCAGTTATTGTTCGATGAGTTCTGGAAGGAATACCCAAGAAAGCTAGACAAGGCGAAGGCGACCAGAGCGTTTGCATCAGCCTTGACAAGAGCTTCGCTTGAGGACATACTGGCAGGAGTAATTCGGTACCGCAATGATCCAAACAGACTGGATGAGTTCACTAAGTATCCAGCCTCATGGCTAAACGCTGATAGCTGGGAGAACGGACCTCTGCCAGAGGACTCTAGGGCTAAAAAGCGCCGAGAGCAACAACAACAGGAAAAGATAATGAAGGAGTGGGGAAATGAATCTGAATGAAACCAAGATGCTGCTAAAGGAAATAGCAACGGTTGACAACCGCAAGCTGGATGAAGGACTGGCGATGACATGGCTGGCAATTGTCGGACCGCTGGAGTACGAGACTGCCAGAGAGGCACTCATCCTGGCTAGACGGGATCCGTCAATCAATTACCTAGAGCCACGTCACATAGTTGCTTGGGCAAAAGAGGCAAAACACCGCGCGACACGCAATACGGTAGAAGAACCCAAAAACGTAGATGTCGTACCGGAGCCACTATGCAAGCATGGGACCAAGCTACTGTCCTGTAGCCCCTGCTGCCGTGCTCTGGCGCAGAAAGCAGACGAGTGGCGTATGTTTGAGACTTCAAGCGCAGAGAATGGCTTCACGGACTTTATGTTCAAGTCAAAGAACAAACTTCACGCATGGGCTAAAGAAAACGTCTATAGTTGATGTGTGTTTGAATTCGTTGACTGCTATCGCTGTGGCTTCACTTTTGAAGTCAACCGCAAGAGACGAAAGTTGCGTATGCTCTGCCAAAGCTGTAGAGTTAGAAAAGCAACAACCATAAAAACAGAAAACAAATCCTGCTTGCCTTGGCACGGGAACTTCGGACCGGATCTGGTTACACCAGTAGACGACGAAGGGTATCCAATCCATCCTGGCATAAGAACTTGTGGGAATAACGACTGTGTGCAAGCAGCGCACTTAGAAGGGTAAGAACATGGCACAAATCAAGATCACAAACGCTACAGTGGCGTTTACCAACCCAAAGGGCTTTGTAGCTAAGGCTCCAATCACAGTATTCGGTGAGACACGCGATGAGTACTACAAGGTCTGGACTGACGAGAAGTTCGCTGAAGGAGATTCAGTCGAAATCGTTGGTGACCTATCAACCCGTATTGAGGAGTTCACAAGCAAGCGCACTGGTCAGCTAGAGAGCACTGCTGCAATTCACGTGAACAACCCAATCATCAAGGCCGGATCGGACGCTCCGTTCTAATGACTAAGTTTGTAGGCCTGTTCACTGCCACCCTTCTAGCTTTGCTAGGTACTCAGGTGGGACCTATCCTGGGCAGCGTTGCCTTTGTGTGGGCAGGCCTACATTTTCTCGCCGTACTCAAAGCTTGGTATGACAATCCAGCTTGAGGTATTCGGTATCCCAGCCCCACAAGGCTCCAAAGCCGTTTATAACGGCAGGGTAGTTGAGCAGTCAGCTAAGACCCTAAAGCCGTGGCGTAAGGCAGTAGCACAAGCCTGTCACGATGCAATAACAGAGGATCATGTATTCCTCGTTGGCCCAGTAAAAGTTGAAATAGATTTTTACCTAGTGCGCCCACCTTCGGTCAAGATGAACAAACGGGCATTCCCGATAGTTCCACCGGACATTGACAAACTATGTAGGTCCACGCTTGATGGTGTCTCTCAGGGACTAAACGGCAAAGTAGGCGATGGCCTGATGTGGGGAGATGACTCTCTGGTCGTTGAGCTTGTCGCTCGCAAGTTTTACGCGGACGATCGCGAACCAGGCGCAATAATCACAATTAGCGCTTTATAACAAATTGATAACAAGCCGTGTTCGGTGCTTGCCTTTTACTCTCACATCCTCTTTACTTGTACTAACAAGAAGGGAGCGTTATGAACGTCAAACAGATAAAAGAGCAAATTGATTACCAAATAGACACGCTGTTTCAAGCAGGCTATGACCTTGGCTGGAACGCGCTGCTAGAGGATCTAGAGCAGTACGCAGATACTCAATGGAACCTAAACAACAAAACCACCGCGGAGATTGTCCGCAAACTAATAAATGAGATGAGGGATGGTGGCTGGAATGACCAAGCATGATTGGAGACACTTCAAGTATGA